CGTGCTGGTTTCCGCATCAGTGTCTTGTGTTGTCGCCCGATCCGACCGGTGATGGCTACGGGCAGAACCGGTCGGCGGCATGATAGACGCAGATGGGGTTAGATCGCATTCGCTTGGCCCGTGTGCTTGAAATGATCGGCTCGTCCTTTGACGGCGAAGCGTTGGTAGCCGCCAAACGAGCGCATGAACTGGTCAAGGGCGCCGGGAAAACCTGGGATGAGGTACTGAATAGCGATGAGACACGCCATCTGCGGGAGGAATGCGACCGGCTGCGTAGATTATTGGCGCAAACCAAAAAGGTGGAAACGCCGGATAGTTTATCTGAAAAGCTCGATCTTTGCGCCGAATATCATGAGTGTCTGACCGATTGGGAAAAGAGATTTGTTGAGAGTCTTGCTGCGTGGCGCGGACAACCGACAGTAAAGCAGGCGCAACGGTTGGATGAAGTGTTGAGAAAAGTGCGTGTTTATGCGCGAATGCGAGGAAACAGGGCGTGAACCGCAAGCAACTCGAAACCGAGATCGAGCGAGCGCACCGTGAAAAGAGGTTTATATAATGGTTGGTAGGCATGGTGGAAATCAAGGGGGCGGGAAAGTTACGCACGGATTATCTAAGCATCCGCTGCACTACATTTGGTTACAGATGCGAGCGCGATGTTATCGAGAGGCGCATCATGCCTTTTCCGATTATGGCGGAAGGGGTGTTATAGTTTGTGCGGAATGGCGTAATGATTTTATGTCATTTTATAACGACATGGCACCTACCTACCGGCCAGGACTTACGTTGGAACGTAAGAATAACACATTAGGCTATAACAAGGAGAATTGCGTTTGGGCAGACTGGAAGACGCAAGCGCGGAATAGACGTAATAATAAAACTATCGATACTCCTGTCGGTCGAATGCTTTTATGCGAGGCCGTAGAACTCAGTGGGTTAAAGACAAACTGTCTGGTAGGTCGCCTAAAAGCGGGGTGGCCGGTGGAGCATTTATTCGATCCGCCGAATAGAGGAAGGCGCATCTCGGTTCTTGGAGATACGGATGAATCGGCATCAGCTTGAAACGGATATAGAGAGGAAACACCGTGCGCAGGCTGTTGCAGCCGGTTGGGTGGTGGAAAAAATACAACGGACCGGTAGGAGCGGGTTCCCCGATCGCTTCTACGCCCGCGACGGACGTATCGTTTTCCTCGAATGGAAACGCCCCGGTGGCAGAGTCGGGAAACAGCAGCTATTACGCCATCGTGAATTACGAAAAGCTGGCGTCGAAGTCTATGTCGTCTACTCAGTCGATGAAGCCGACGCGATATTATACTTGGAAAACGGCCAAGGGTGCGATTCGAATCAGGGCACCCTCGATCTATAGCGACGGCAGGAGTGGTTGGCGCAGTGTTGAGCTTATCGGATTTGACTATTGAACAACGGGAGGCTGTGGACTTTATGCACGCCCAGCCATTCTCGGCGTTGTTCCTCGATGTCGGGTTTGGTAAGACTGTCATCACCCTGACGATGCTGCGACGATTGATTATCGATGAGGGTTATCGGGGTAAGATACTCATCATCGCTCCGATCCGGGTTTGCAATCGCGTCTGGGCGACAGAGGTGGGTCTGTGGCGCCATCTGGCGTGGATGGCTGTTAGAATACTGCGGATCGAGGATGACGATCCACGGCTCCTCCAGACACCCCGCAAGCATCGTGCGGCGACCAAGGAGGCACTACGGACCGCGTTGCTGGAGTCTTGGGAGCAAACCCACGTTATCAATCAGGAGGCTGTCGGCTGGCTGGTGGCAACGTGGGCGAAACGGCGCCGATGGCCGTATAAGGTCGTCATATTCGATGAATCGAGCCGGTTGCGCGACCACAACAGCGTGACTTTTAAGGCGATGAAAAAGGTCAGGCCGCATTTGACGCGGTTCCACGAACTGACTGCGACGCCTGCTAGTCAGACCTATATGCACCTGTTCTCGCAAATCTGGCTTTTGGATCAGGGCGATCGCTTTGGCAACCATATCACGCCGTTTCGCGAGCAGTTTTTTATCCACAATTTTTACACGCACCAGTACCGCATCCGGCCGGGTGCGGCGCAGGAGATCGAGCGGCGAATTGCCGATATTTGTCTCGTGATGCGGCGCAAGCGTGATTTTCAGACGCGCGTCAGGCGCGTTGAACTGCCGGTAGAAGTGATGGGGGGCTACCGGCAGTTCGAGAGGGAATTAGTGCTGGAACTCGCCGACACCGAAATCGATGCAGTCAACGCAGCAGTATTATGCGGTAAGCTGCTGCAATATGCCAGCGGTTTTGTCTATGACGAGGGAAAAAACGTTCATCCGATCCACGATGAAAAAATTGAGGAGCTTCGATCGTTAGCGGACGAAACGCTGGACGAGCCGGTGCTTGTCGCCTATTGGTTTAAGGGGACGTTGGCGCGACTGCGTAAGGCGTTTCCGGATGCCGCCGTGATGGACCGCAGTGGTCGCGCGGTCGATGGGTGGAACCGCCGGCAGTACAAAATGATGCTGATCCATCCGCAAAGCGCCGGCCACGGGCTGAATTTGCAGCACGGTGGTCATCATCTGGCAGTGGTTGATCTATTTTACAGCCTAGAACTCTTTACGCAGTTGATCGGCCGGCTTGACCGGCCGGGACAGACCGACACCGTGTGGGTCCATCTGTTGTGTGCCGATCATACGATCGATACGATGGTGGCTCATAATCTTCAACACCTTCGCAACGCCGAAGACGACATGATGCGGCGTTTGCGCGAGTTGCGTCATGCGCTTGTTGGAAGTTCAGATGGCAGTCGCCGTTTATTATCGGCTTGACGTGGCCGAACTGAAGTCGGCTGAGCGGGTTCGCCGTATTGCGAGGCCGCGACAGATGGCGATGTATTTGTGCCGCGATTTGACCCGATCGTCATATCCCGAGATTGCACGGGCGTTTGATAAAGCCAGTCATAAGACGGTTTGGTATGCCGTGCGGCACATAGCTGCGCTGGCCGATGTCGATCCGGAGGTAGCGGGGGATTTGGCGTCGGTGCGTAGGTTGATCGCGGAGATCGCTTGATGCGGACGAATCTCGATCCGGAATCGCGCGGTATTATTTTTCAAGGCGCGTCTGCGAACCAGTTGGCTTCGCTGTTTCGCATTACCGCTGATGAAGTGTATCGCCGGGTCGGCGATTTGCAGCCGGTGGGGACGGGGCGGCAGGGAAACCCGCTCTACGACGTGGCTGAGGCGGCGGCGCGGCTGGTCAAGCCTGAGATCAGTGCCCAGCAGATCGACGCTTATATGCGTCGGGTCAACCACTCGCATTTGCCGCCAATGACCAGTCGCTTTTACTGGCTGGGAAAAAAGGAGCGCGATAAATATCTCGAAACGGCGAACGAATTGTGGTTTACCGATGACATCGTTCGTGTCGCGTCCGACTCGTTTCAAACGTGCCGGATGGTGCTTGTCTTGCTACCGGATGCGTTGCGCGACGAAGCCGGGTTGCAAGATAACCAGTTCCGTCTCGCGCAGCGACTTGTCGATGATATGATAGAGGACTTACGTGCTCGACTTGTTATCAGCCTTGGAAAACCGGGACGCGATCCGTACGGACCCGGACCTGAACCGGAAGACGGGACGCTATAAAAGCGTAGCCGACATCTTTCTTTCCGTTGCGAATGATGTCTTTCGTCGCCCGGATCGTCGCTCTGTCACCCAGGTGGCTGAGCAGTTCGTCAAGATCAAGCGCACGGGCGGGCAACCGATCGGGTGGAGTTCCGAGCGCACGCCGTATATGATCGAGCCGCAAAATACACTGGCGAGCCGCAATCATTCGGCTGTTATTTTTGTTGGTCCCAGCCAAGCTGGTAAGACCGAGGGTTTAATCCTTAACTACATTGCGTACTCCGCAATACAAGACCCGCTTGATATGATCTTGTATTGCCCGTCGATTCAGTCGGCGCGGGATTTTTCGGTGCGTCGCGTGGATCGTATGAATAATAATTCGCCGGAATTGAGCCGCCGGTTGATACGAAACCGTGAGTCCGACACGGTTTATCGTAAGATTTATACAAGCGGTATGATTCTGAATCTGTCGTGGCCCACTGTTACCGAGATGGCTGGCAAGCCGGTCGGTCGGATCATGCTGACCGATTACGATCGGATGTCGGATGACATTGGCGGGGAGGGTTCGCCGTTCGATCTCGCGTATATGCGGACGACAACCTACGCCTCGTTGCGCATGACGGTCGCTGAGAGTTCGCCGTCGCGCCCGGTTGAGGAGCCACGCTGGATCGCCGGCAGTGCTCATGAAGCACCGCCCTGCAAGGGTATCCTTGGTTTGTATAACAGAGGCGACAGGCGTCGTTGGTACTGGCCCTGCGCTCGTTGTGGCGAGTATTTCGAGGGCCGGTGGGAGCATCTGCAATGGGACGCTGCCGGGACGCCATTGGAGTGCGCCGAAACGGTGCGAATGGTTTGCCCGGTATGTAACGGCAATATATGGCCGGCTGATCGCGTGGTGATGCAGGAATACGGATTATGGTTGGCTGACGGGCAATCGCTTGACCAAGCCGGCTTTGTGGTTGGCAAAGGGCCACACACCGACATTGCGTCGTATTGGCTTAATGGTGTCGCAGCCGGTTTTCAGACGTGGCCTGAGATCGTCACCAAATTTATCAATGCCGATCGTGAGTATTCGCAGACGCAATCGGAGCAATCGTTACAACAGTTTTATAATAACGTTCTCGGTCAGCCGTATCGGTCTAAGGTTGATGATTTGCTCAGATTGCCCGAGGTATTACACGCTCGTGCCGAACCGCTGGGTGAGTGGGTCGTACCGGAGTGGGTTCGCCTTCTGGTCGCATCGGTTGATGTTCAGAAAAACCTGTTTGTTGTGCAGATTCATGGTATCGGGCCGGGTACGCCGTTTGACGTGGCGGTTATTGATCGTTTTCAAATTCGTAAGTCGCGCCGGCTCGATCATGACGGGGAAAGTGAGTGGGTGCGACCTGCAACGTTTGCAGAAGATTGGGACTTGCTGATTGATGAGGTTATGTTGCGGACCTATCCGCTTGCGGACGGGTCCGGTCGAGTTATGCAAATCAAGTTGACGCTGTGCGACAGCGGCGGGTTCAATCTGCATAGAGGCGAAGGTGTAACATCACAAGCGTATGGATTTCAGCGATCCTTGCGAGAACGGGGTTACGCCGGCCGGTTCCATCTGGTCAAAGGCGACGGGCGACCGGCGGCACCGCGTTCGTGGATCGATTTTCCTGATGCGAGGAACAAAGACAAGCTGAGTGCGGCGCGTGGCGACGTTCCGGTCTTGTTTCTCAATTCCAACGTCATGAAGGACACGCTGTCGGCGCGGCTCGATACGACGGAAGCCGGCCACGGCAAAATCCACTTCGCGGATTGGCTACCGATCTGGTTTTATAAGGAGCTTTGCGCCGAGACCCGGACGGAAAAGGGGTGGATCAACCGATCCGGCGGGCGCAACGAGGCGTGGGACTTGCTTTACTACACGCTTGGCGCGTGCGCGTCGCGACTGCTTCAGATCGAAAAAATTGATTGGGATCACCCGCCGTCATGGGCTGCGACGTGGGATAAGAACCCGCTTGTGGTTAAGTCTGGTGATAAAGAATTGTTGATTAACGATGAACCCATAGTATATGACTTTACAAAGTTGGGAAAGGCGCTGGCATGATCGCGGACAGACCCGGTTTGGATGAGCCTGAATGGGCGTTGCTGTGCCGGCAGAAGTTCGAGGAAATGGTCGCCAGAGACCTGCGGCAGATGCGTGAGGATTACGAGCGGCGTTGGCTGCTGCTGAAGGAAGCCGGCAAGGCGTTGGAGGTCTCTGTTGACGACAGTTGATTGCGCCGCCCTACAGGCTGAACTCGACGCGGCGCGTGCGCAACTGGCGGCGATGCGGGGACAGTCAGGCATAAGAATGGTGGCCGACAGCGACGGCAGCCGCATCGAATATAACAATCAGGGTCTTGCCGGCCAGGAAAGCTATGTGCGCCGGCTGGAATCGCAATTCGCTACTTTTTGCGGTAATTGTATACGGGCCTCCGGGCCGATCGGGTACGTGTTTCCTTGAGCGAGCGGCCGACGATTGTCGCGCTTGGCGGCGCTCTGGAGGGCGCCGAGCGGTTTGATCGCGAGACGGCGCTGTGGTACGCGGATCGCCGGCACCCCGATCAGATCATCCATCAAGTCAAAGACGAAGCCGATTTTCGCGGGCGGGAAACCGTCACGAATGACGGTTACGCGCAAGGCTTGGTCGATATTTACCGCGACACAATCGTCGGCAACCAGTACCGTCTGAATGCCCAGCCGAATTGGGAAGTCCTGCAACGGCTTTATTCGTCGCGCTTTGATGAGTCGTGGGCAGCAGACTTCACGATGGCGGTTGAAGACAAGTTCAACTTGATTTCCGAGTCAGCATCGTGCTGGCTCGATGCGCAGCGCAAGCTGACCCTGAGCGGGCTTGTACGTCTTGCGATCAGCGGCTTTGTTTATACTGGCGAAGTGGTTGCGACAGTAGAATGGATTAGAGAAGTCGGTCGGCCCTTTTCGACAGCGATACAGATCATTTCGCCGGCACGATTATCTAACCCGAACGGTCAATCGGATGACGCCAATTTGCGGCGTGGTGTACAACGTGATAGTCGAGGCAAGGCGGTTGCGTATTACATCCGGGTGAATTATCCGACGACAGTGTGGCCCGATCCAAACAATTTCAAATGGGAGCTTTGGCCCGCTCAGAAGCCATGGGGCAGGCGCCAAGTCATTCACATTACCGATACAATTCAACCGGATCAGACGCGCGGTATCAGCGCACTGGTGGCCGTGTTGAAACAGATGAAGATGACCAAGCGGTTTCAGGAGGTCACACTTCAGAATGCGATCATCAAGGCCAGCTATGCGGCCTCGATCGAAAGCGACATGCCGCGTGAGATGATCGCAGCGCAGCTTGGTCAAACGCCTGCGTCGCCCGAAGGTCTAAACGCCGTAATCGTTAACACGGCTGGTGCGTTGTTGGCGGCGGTACAGCAATATGCCGCAGCCGGGGACTCAATCGCGATCGACGGGGCGAAGATAGCGCATTTCTTTCCGGGCACGTCATTAAAGGTGCATCCGTTGGGCGGACCGGGCGATTTGGTGGACGGCTACGAGGATTCGCTACTGCGGCATATCGCGGCTGGTCTGGGTATTTCGTTTGAGGAATTTTCGGCCGACTTTACCAAGTCCAACTATTCGAATGCTCGCGCCGCCATGCTAAAGACTTACAAACACATGCAGGCGCGCAAGCGGTTTGTTGCCGATCGTTTTGCCGACGAGATATACGCCCTGTGGTTGGAAGAAGACTTTAATGATGGCGGTTTACCTCTGCCACGCGGGTTTGACCAGAAGATATTCTATCAACCGTATGGCAAGGAAGCGATAACCGCGTGCGATTGGATTGGATCAGGGCGCGGTCAAATTGATGAGCTAAAAGAAACTCAAGCTGCTTTGTTGCGTGTTAAAGGCGGACTAAGCACGCGCGAAATTGAAATAGCAAAGGCGGGTCAAGATTGGCGCAAGCTGTTCCGGCAACTACAACGTGAACAAAGTCTTGCCGACGAACTTGGATTAACCTTTGACAGTAACTTGCAACGTGACGCGACGACCAGCGGGCAAACCGTGATGCAGGAGAATGCGTGATGTTTGATCTCGCGGGGTCCGCTCTGCATCTGGCCTTTCTGGATCGCGACCACGCCAATATCGTCTCGGCATTGCGTAACCTTGCGACAGCAGACGATGAGAAGGTGCGGGCGAGTTTTGTCGTCCGCAAGCTCGATTTGTTGTCGGCTTACGGGTTGGCTCCGGTTGCGCAGACCATGCAGAAGCCGTTTGCCTATGCGGCGGGGACCGCGATCATTCCGATTCATGGGATGCTGGTCAATCGGCTGAATTGGTCGGATGGGGTTGCGACCGGGTATGATTTTATTCGCTCGCAATATCGGGCGGCGTTGAGTGACCCCGATGTCAAACAGATCGTGTTCGATGTCAATTCGAATGGCGGGCTGGTTTCGGGCTGTTCCGAGTTGGCTCAGGAGCTTTACGACTTACGCGGGGCGAAGCCTAGTCTAGCGGTGGTTGATGCACGCGCCTATTCGGCGGCGTACTACGTGGCAAGTGCGGCAGATCGTGTTGTCTGTACCCCGTCTGGCGGCGTCGGGTCGATTGGCGTGTTGGCGATGCACGTCGATTATTCTAACGCGCTCGATCACGCGGGGATCAAGGTCACGCTGTTGCACAAGGGCGAGGAAAAAGTTGACGGTAATTCGTTGGAACCCTTGTCGGATCGCGCAAAGGACAGTATAGAACGAGACATCGGGTATCACTACGATCAGTTTATCGGGGCCGTTAGTCGTAACCGGGGAGTAGCGACCGACGATGTTCGTGCGACAGAGGCAAGATGCTTTTTGCCGGGCGCCGCACGCGACATCGGGTTGATAGACGACATCAAGACTCCGATGGAAGCCGTCGCTGAGTTCGGGAGTCAGGAGGATGTCGTTATGGAATTAAGCGAGGAACAGGTACGGACGATCGCCCGTGAAGCGGTTGAGGCGGATCGTGCCCGCGTCGCCGGTATACGCAACCACGCCGAGGCGAAAGGCCGCGAAGGACTGGCCGATCATCTCGCGTTTAATACCGGTATGTCGGTAGCGGATGCGCTGACAATCCTCACTGCCGCGCCAAAGCAAGCGGCAGAACCACCGACGCATTTTCCGCCGCCGACCGGGTTCGCGTCTGTGATGGACGGGGACAAACACCCGCGAGTTGGACCTGATGTCTCGGAATCCGGCCAGGAGATCAGCGTCGCTGACCGCATCCTGGCGAACTATACCAGTGTGACCGGGGCTAAGGTTCTGCCGCTGCGGCGCGTCGGGGAATAAGGAGGCGATAATGGCGGGTGTATATCCTCCGCTGCTTGCTGGCGGTATTACAGATCAAGGCCGTTTTGACCAGTTCGATTTGTATGCCGGTGAGTCGGATATTGTCACGGGTCAAGGTCAAATGACCGACGCGGAAGGCGCTGTGCAGTTTAAGGTCATGGTGTGGGCGGCGGGTCGGCTGACCGCTTATACCGGAACGGGAACGGCGCACGCGATTGTCGCGCAACCGGTTAATGCAACAACGCCCGGTGGCTGGGTTCCTATTTTCACTGGCGGAATATTCAACCACGAGGCTCTTGTGTGGCCGGCGGGTACGAATACTCTTGCTTTGAGGCAACAAGCATTCGCGGGCACCAATATTGGTGTTCGGCAACTTCTGTAGGGAGGCCGAGCGATGGCGATCCCGTCCCTTTATGGCACGGCTGAACTACTGGAAGTGCAGCAGAGGCTTCAAGAACTGCCTGACGGCTTCTGGCGTAATCGGTTCCCGCGAGTGTTCACTTTTGATAAGGAAGAAGTGTACTTCGAGCGGGCGGACGTTGATAACCGCAAGCTGGCCCCGTTTGTTGCGCCTAATGTACAAGGGCGCGTCATGCGTGGTCAGGGCTATTATGCTCGTTCGCTCAGGCCCGCTTATGTGAAACCAAAGCATGTTGTGGACCCGACCAAAGCTATCGCTCGTCGTATGGGCGAACCGTTTCTTGGTATGCTGTCTCTGCAAGCCAAGTTCGACGCGGTGGTTGCAGATAACATGCGGCTGGAGCGCGAAGCTATTGAACGTCGCTGGGATTGGATGGCATGTCGGGCGATTGTCGATGGCAAAGTGGTTATTGCCGGCGATGATTATCCCACGGTCACTGTCGATTTTGGGCGCGACCCGACTTTAACAACGCAGCTTTCCGGTACGGCCCGTTGGAGCCAAACCGCGACAGCTAATCCGCTTGGCGATCTTGCCACGCTGAATAATGCTTCTTTCACTCTTGGTAATGCACCGATTACCGATCTGGTTTTCGGCACGACGGCGTGGGGGAATTTTGTCAAGAACCAGGATGTTAAAGATTTGTTGACAGCGTTTAGTCGCGCGTCAACCTCGACATTCCCGACCATACCGCTGATTCAGAATTCGAACTATCAGTCGATGGGTCAGATTACGAGTCCGGGCGGCACCTTCAATCTGTGGCGCTATTCGAACTGGTACTCTGACGTTAATACGTCTACCGGTGCGCTGACCACGATGCAATTCCTTGATCCAACCGTTGTGGTTGGGATGGGGCCGGCACTCGACGGCGTGGCGTTGTTTGGCGCCATTCTTGATGTAGACGCAGGATTTAGGGCCGAGGCGACGATCTTCCCGAAAATGTGGAGTGAGAAAGACCCATCTGTTGTTTACACGATGAGTCAGAGCGCGCCGTTGTTTGCTCCGACTAACCCGAACAATACGTTCAAACTTATCACGGAGTAATCAGATGGCCGAACGCGTAGCCGTCAGTCGTATTATCGTCGGTAAGGGCGAGAACGAAGAAATCGTCACGATTGAACCGGGAAAGCGGTTCAATACCGATGAATACGGGATCGATGAAGAAACCCTCAAGCGTTATGACGAGAGCGGTGTCACGCGTGAGCCGCGTGATGAAGCAAAGCAAGAAGGCGGTGAATTGACGCCGCGCGAGGAAAGCGAGCAGTATCAGGTTGTGGAAGGCCGCTCGCCGCTCGAAGGGCAGGATGACCGGACAAGAACGCCGTCAGAGCGCGGTGTTGAGCGTACGATCGAGCGTCCGGAGACCGAGCGTCAAACGCAGCGTCGCGGCCACCGGTCGGACGAATTGTGAGCGATTGGTGGCAAATACGTCAACAGACGCGGCGTGACGTTCACGCCGCGTTTGCTCTAGCCGCGACCTACACGGATGCGTTTGTCAGTGTGCCATTGCACGTCAGATGGCATCAGCAGTTCGGTCTACCAATCGGGTCGATCTCGCGTGACGACGCCAGCGTGTTTGAGTCGGTTGACCGGCTTGTGTTCGACCGTGAAGAACTGGACTCGCTGGGTGTCACGTTGCGACGCGGCGGCAAGGTCGAATTAGTCGAACGCGATCAGGTATTGACCCTCGATAATAAGCAATTCAATGCCGGCCCGCTGACCGAGATTTGGACGGTCTCGCCGTGACTGTTATCGTTGACGTGGCTGGACTACAGGGTCTTGACCATTTGTTTCGCATGGCTCCCGCAGAGGCGAACAAGGCCGCGAAACTGGCGATCAATCAGACTGCCCAGCGCAAGGCAATCCCGCTATCGCGCGACGCAATGGTCAAGCAGGTGTCCTGGCCGGCCGATTATTTGCGTCGCGAAGATCGGTTTGGAATGGCTTATTGGGCGACCGACACACGGCTGGAAGCCGGGGTCAGAGCGCGACGTGACGCGACATCACTGGCGCGTTTCACCGGGCTGAGCAGTGTGCCGCCACGCGGGACGAAGCTGACGGTGCGGGTTCAACCGGGTAAGCGCACAACCCTGAAACACTCGTTTCTGGTGCGGCTGCGTAGCGGTAATCTCGGTCTCGCGGTGCGGCTGCGGCCGAACGAGCCATTGCTGAACACGGTCGGTGCGAAAATTATTCACGGCGGTCCTTTGAACGGCGTCGCGTTGCTGTATGGCCCGTCTGTGGATCAAGTTTTCCGCACCGTGGCTGTGGATGTCTCGGAGCCGACGCTGGACTATCTGACGACTGAGTTTCTACGGCAGTTCCGCCGGGCAGTAGGCAATGCCGGATTCTCGACAACTTGACATCCTGAAGCGGCTGACCAGCCACCTGGAAGGCATCACGCCGGCTAACGGGTATGCCTATGACATGAGTCAGGGCAACGTGTTTCGCGGCCGGCGTTATTTCGGCGACAGTGATCCCGATGTTGTGCTGTCGATCGTTGAGCACTTGCAGGGCGACATCTCGGTCCAGGTAGCCGGCTGGCTTAACGAATTGCGGATCGAGACATGGGTCGTGCTGATACAGGGGTGGATGAAATCGAATGGCGATCATCCGACCGACGAACTGTATCAGCTAAAAGCCTCGGTCGAGAAGCGGCTGAGCGAGTGCATCACGACAAGCCAGTTTACCGGCAGGCCGGTTTATAGCGACGCTTATCTGCTGGGCCGTACCATTTCCAATATGGCAATCGGTCCTGGTATCGTCAGTGTGCCGGTTGGTTCGGGTGACGCCAGTTCCAGGGCTTTCTTCTACCTGCCGGTTGGGTTAGATTTGGTCTACGACGTAAGCGATCCATTTGTGGGGGCTTAAATGAACAACAGCACCAAACAGTACACGGTTGGG